TAGTAGCTTGTAATGGTACTATTTCAGATGATATATTATTAGATAATCCTTGTTATGGAGGATTAGATTTAGCATCTGTTAGAGATTTAACATGCTTATCTTTATGCTGGAGAATAGGAGAAAAGATAATTTTCAAGCATTGGACTTTTATTCCAGAAGATAAATTTGAAGGTAGATCTGGTGGAAAAGATGGAGTTAATTATATGGAATGGGCAGATTCTTTAGAAGTAACTCCTGGAAATGTAACAGATTATAATTTTGTAAAAGCTAAAATATTTGAGTTATGTGAAAAATATAAAGTGCAATCTATAGCTTTTGATAGGTGGAACAGTAGCCAATTAGTAATAGAATGCATAGAGGAAGGCATTAAAATGAGTGCTTTTGGGATGGGCTACAAATCATTAAGCCCAGCAGCAAAGGAAATAGAAGCTAAAGTGCTTACTAATGATCTAATCTATTTTAATGATCCATTAATTAGATGGCAGTTTAGTAATGTACAATTAGAAACTGATGCAGCAGGAAATATTAAGCCAAATAAAAAGCGAAGCTCAGATAAAATAGATTCAATTATGTCTATGGTTATGGCTATAGGTGAGGAGATGTATTCAGAAGCTCCTGTAGTGAGTAAATATGCAAGAGATAATAAAGGCTTTTTTACTATTTAAGCTATTGCTTTATACAAAAATATTCATTAATTTGCAAAAAAATATATTTGATGGCTTTATTTGATTTTTTAAAAAGATCTACCAAATCTGCAGAATCTCCAGAACAGAGGAATTATGTAGATTATAGACTAGGATTAAATTTAAATCCTAGAGAAGTATTAGTAACGCCAGATACAGCATTAACATTAACAGCTGTCTATGCTGCAGTAAGAGTAATAGCAGAGACAATATCTCAGCTTCCATTAAATTACTATAAAAAAACTGATACAGGCAGAGAAATAGATGAAGAATCTTCTCTACAATTTTTGGTTCATTCTGAGCCTAATCAGATGCAAACAAAATATATTTTTTGGGACACTTTAATCTCTACCATGATTTTATATGGTAATGCTTATGCATATATTGAAAGAGATAATAGAGGGTTACCATTAGCATTAATTTTATTGCATCCAGATGAGGTAAAAGTAAAAGTAAAAAATGGCCGAGTAACTTATGAAGTTAGAGAAGATTCTACTTATGATGCATCTGATATATTACATATTCCAGATATGACTTTAGATGGTTTTGTAGGTATTTCTCGGATTAGCATGGCTAGAGATAATATTGCTTTAGGTATAGCAGCTCAAACATACGGAAAAAATTTCTTTGAATCTGGTGGTAAAATTTCTGGAGTATTAAGGCATCCAGGCCAATTAGGCACTGAGGCCATGCAAGCTCTATCTGGCCAATGGCATTCAACTTATCATAGTGGATATAATGGATCTTTTAAAACAGCAGTTTTAGAGGAAGGAATGGATTATAAACCTATTCAATTAGCCCCAGATCAAGCTCAATTTCTAGCTACTAGAAAATTTAGTATTGCTGAAATTAGCCGATTGATGAGGGTTCCTATGCATTTATTAGGAGATCTAGAAAAATCAAGTTTTTCTAATATAGAACAGCAAGGAATAGAATTTGTACAATATTGTATATCTCCTATATTAGTAAAAATAGAACAAGAATTAAATAAAAAATTGATCTTTGAAAATATGAAAGGTCAAAGATATTTTGAGCATAATATAAACTCTCTAATGAGAGGAGATTCTAAAACTCGAGGAGATTATTATGCTAAATTGTTTAGTGTAGGAGCAATCTCACCAAATGAGATAAGAAGGAAAGAAAATCTTAATGATGCTAAAGATGGTGATGGTCATTATGTACCTATGAACATGATTAAAACAGATCATAAGCCTAAAGAAGCTGCTCCTAAAAAAGAAATAATTATAGAAGATGAAACAGAAGAAATTAAAAAATAATCTAGAAGTTAGGCAATTCGATTGCCAGGAGTTAAGAGCAGAAAATACTGCTGATGGTGTAATTGTTAGAGGTTATGCTGCTGTATTTGATTCTCTTTCTGAGGATCTAGGAGGATTTAAAGAAACTATTAATAGATCAGCTTTTGATGGAGTTCTAGAAGATGATGTAGTAGCTCTATTAAATCATGATAACAATATAGTATTTGGTAGAACTAGTAGTGGAACGCTTAAACTTTCTGTAGATGAAAGAGGCTTAGTATCTGAGATTAAAATGCCTAATACACAAGCAGCAAAAGATACTATTGCTCTTATGGAAAGAGGAGATATATCTAAAATGAGTTTTGGTTTTTATGTAGATAAGGATGATTGGAAGGAATCAGAAAGGGGTTTTGTAAGAGAGGTAAAGGAGGTAAAGAGGCTAGTCGATATTAGCATCGTTACAAGGCCAGCCTATAACGAAACATCTGTAGGATTACGATCTTTAGATCTTTATAGACAATCTAAAACTGAGGATTTAGGATTAAGTAAACTAAAGTTTAAATTATTAAAATTAAAGTGATGAAAAAAACTATTAAACAACTAAAAGATTCTAAAAATCTTGCATTAAATACTATGCAAAATTTAATAGATAATGCTGAAACTGAGGATAGAAATTTATCTACAGATGAGCAGAACGCATGGAATGAAGCAGAAACTACTGCTACAGATATGACTGCAAGAGTCGATAGATTAGAGAGATCTATGAACTTAACTAAAACTCCTGTAGTTCCTGTTACATTTGAGACTCAAAATGTAGCTAAAACAGATAAAGATCTTAAAAGATTTAGTTTTTCTGCAGCATGCCAGGCAGCCTATAACGGCCAAATGGATGGTATTGTAGCTGAAATGCATTCGGAAGCTAGAAACGAAAATAAGAGCCGTTTATTTAGAGGTGTAGGGATTCCATCTATAGCTTTAGAGCATAGAGCATCTCAAGATTTACCTGCAGCTGCTGGTAATGTAAGGCCTACAGATGTAAGTTCTTTTATTGATCAATTACAGGCTAATCTTGTAATGGTTCAAGCAGGAGCTAATTTTTATTCTGGAATAACTGCAGATCGTAAATTTCCAATTATAGGAGGTATTACATCTGGCTTTATTGCTGAAGGTGGAGGATCTGGACAAACTGCAACAGGTAATATAGATGAAATTACATTAAGTCCTAATAAACTTATTTCTGTTGTTTCTATGAGTGCTGAAATGATGACTCAAAACGCATCAGCAGAGGCAGCTCTTCAGAGAAACATGGCGAGATCTATTTCTGCATCATGGGAAAAGGCATTATTACAAAATGATGCTACTACTCCAAGTGGGCCAAACTCAATTTTTAATACTGCAGATGCATTAACTATAGCAGCATCTATAACTAAAGCAGAATTATTTGCAGCAGAAAAAAATATTCTAGCTAAGAATTTTAATCCTGCATCTGGTAACTTTGCATATATTTTTAATGCTGGTGGATTAGCTAAATTAAAAGAAGAGGCTGGAGTTGATTATGTTCAAGCTTATGCTGATTTTGCTTCTAAAACAGTAAATGGTTATCCATATTTTGTAACACAAAATTTAGGTACAGATGATACAGATCCATCTGAGGCTATGATGTTTGGAGATTACTCAGATGTACATTTAGCTACATTTGGTGGATTAGATATTATTTCGGATCGATATACTGATGCTGCAAAAGGTTTATCTAGACTAGTTATTGTTTCTTTAGTAGATGGTAAAGTAGCAAGAAAAACAGCAACATTAACATCTTTAGTAAAAGGTGTAGTAGCTTAATCAATTTTTTAAAAATTAGAAGGGGGTGGGTATTCCTGCCCTCTTTTTTTATATCTGAGATATGAGAAATGCTAAAATACATGAGTATACTGGTACAGAGATTATATCTCTTCCAGAGGCTAAGCAATATTTAAGAGTTGATTTTGCAGATGATGATACATATATTACAGAGCTTATAAAAATTGCTAGAGTACAAATTTTAAAAGATACTGCTCAAGTTATTGTAAAACAAACTATTACAGAAAATAGAAATAATTGGGGATCTTTAATATTTGGCCCTAATATATATGGTACTGATTTAGTAGTTAATTTAAGTTATGTTGGTACTTTTGATAAAACAATACATACATTAGAAATTAAATATTATGATACTGCTAATGTTTTACAAACTTTATTATTAGGTACAGATTATAGAATTATACAACATCAAGGATTATTAAAAATTCAATTTATTAATACTTTTAATACCTTTGATAGATTAGATGCAATTAGTATAAAGTATGAAATTGCTCCAGAAAATGAAGATACAATCAGACCATTAAAAATAGCTGCTTACATGTTAATCCAGCATTTTTATGATAATAGATCTGCTGTATCATTTTTAAAAGTTGATGAGATGCCATTGGGTTATAAAAATATAATTAATCAATACAAAAATTATATTTGGCAATGATAAACCCAGGGAAATTAAGATATAAAACTCAGCTAAATTTATATACCTTAACTCAACAAACAGATTTCGGAGATATGAAAAGCACAGGTAGCATTATAGAAACTAGATTTTGTGATATTAAATGGCTTCCAGGATCTGAGAGAGTAGATGCAGAAGTATTAAATTTAATTAAAAATGCACAATTTACATATAGATTTGAAACTATAACTAAATTTATAGATAGAATAGACTCTATTACTTATGATGGTGATGTTTTTTATATTAAATCTGTAGAGTATAAAGGCCAGGGAAATCAGCAGTTAGTAATTATTAAAGGGCATACAGCTATTAACTAATGGCTCTAGTCCCTAAAATAAGTATTACAGGAGATCATAAGATAGATCAGATACTTAAAGAACTAGGTAAAGAAGCTATTAAAGATGCTGATATAAAACAAGTATTAAGAAAAGTAGCTAGGCCATTGATTAATGATATTAAAAGCAGAACTCCAGTAGATAAAGGAACACTAAGAAAATCTATTGGAATAATTAAAGGGCTAAAAGGGAAAAAGGGCAAACCATTTATAATAGTAGGGCCGAGATACTACAGCCCATATAAGGGATTCCATGCACATCTAATAGAAGTAGGATCAGATATGTATAGTGTAGGTTATCCAGGTACTAAAATGATTTTTCAAGCATTTCAAGGCTGGAAAAGTGGAGGGTATTCTATAATGAAAGATCAGTTATTAGGACTACTAGAAAAGAAACTAAACAAGCTAAAAAAATGAGTGTTACAGCAGGTTTATATGTAGGAAAAGCAATTTTTAATATATTATCAAATGGTATTACTGCATCTGTGCAGGGCATGACATTAGGCAAAATACAGCCAATGCCAATGCTAGATCAAGGCAGCCCAGAAATAGGAGTTCTATATGAAGTTTCTGGAATGTTGCCTATAAACATTAAAAGATTATACAGAGTAGTTACTGCTCCTGTATACATGGTAGATATATCTATTGAAGTTATACACATAGATTATTCTACTTGTACAGCTTTAGCTGATGCAGTTTGCCAGGATTTACAAGGTGCAGCAGGAACTTATAATACTATTAAAGTTAATGGTTTTAACTTAGATGGAATGCAGGAAGGTTACAACAAAGAAAGAAAGTATTACTCTAAGCTTATGAGTTTTCAAGCTAGAGTATTGGTATAGATAAATTTTTTAATTAAATTGCAAACATAAAAAAAAGGAAAAATGGCTACAGGTTTAATGAATGGTACAGATCTTATAATTAAGGTGGGTACTGATGCTACAAGTGAGGTAATTATAGCTTCTGCTACAACATGTTCTTTAGAGCTATCTATGGATGAAATAGATCAAACTAATAAATCATCTGGAGGCTGGAAGGCTATCATGGGAGGTTTAAGATCATGGAGTGTATCAGCAGAGGCATTATATCAAAACGAAGCTGTTGCAGGCTCTAGTGATTATATTGATTTTTGGAATCATATAGGCCAAGCTACAGCAGATGGTGCTTTAGCTCGAACACCAGTATATATAGAATTACAGCATGCACAAGGAACAGCTGGAGATTCTAATGTATTTTATTCTGGATCAGCTTATGTAACTAGTTTATCAGTTAATGGTGGTACTGAGGATCAAGCATCATACTCTATCTCTTTAACTGGAACAGGAGTATTATCTAAAACAGCTGTTGTATAATGGCTAAAGCAATTCCAGTTATAATAAATGGCAAAGATTATCCTGTAAAGTATGGAATGGCTGCCCTTAGAGCTTTTAGTGATGCTACAGGAATTACTTTAGGTGAACTAGGTTCTATAGGTGAAAACATGACTATTACTCAAGCTTTAGCTTTAGTATGGGCAGGCCTTAAAGATGGTGCTAGAGTAACTAAAACAGATTTTAATTTATCTATAGATGATATTGCTGATTTGATTGATGAAGATGATACTGCGATGACTAAAGTTCTAGCAGTTTTTGAGCATTCATTAGGAGCTAAAAAAACATCTAAGGTAAAAAAAAAGAAGTAGGTACTATAGATAATAATCCAATTAAGGATTATGATCAATTAGAAAAAGTAGCTTTTGGATGGTTAAATTTGTCCCCAGATGAATTAGATAATTTAACACCTAGAGAATTTAATAATAAATTTAATGGGTTCGAAGAGCTACAAAATTTAAGAGATAGATCTGAATGGGAAAAATTCAGAATGCTAGCAGCTACTCTATTAACTCCTCACACAAAAGGAGGTAAAGGAATCAAGCCTCAAAAATTATGGCCTTTTGCATGGGATCAAAAACCTAAATCTGGTCAGTCTGAAAAAATGAGTGAGCAGAGATTAGATTACTTAAATAAAAGGTCTAAATTATTAAAAAATGGCTAAAGGTGTAAATGTAAGATTAGGAGCAGATATTACTGATTTTCAATCTAAGATGCGTAAAGCCTCTAAGAGTTTTAAAAAAACTGGAGCAGCTCTAAAAAAAACAGGTAAAGCCATGACTATGGGCTTAACTGCTCCTTTATTAGCTTTTGCTGGTGCATCTATAAAAGCATTCGATACTCAAGCTAAAGCAGAGGCTAAATTAAATACAGCTTTAAATGGTAATATAGAAGCTTTTAAATCTCTTAAAACACAAGCACAAGAATTACAGAAAATTACTCTATTTGGAGATGAAGAGACAATGGCAGCTCAATCTATGCTGGCATCTATGGGATTAGAGGAGGAGGCAATATTAAGACTTACTCCATTAATTCAAGATATGGCTACAGCTAAAGGAATGAATCTCTCTGCTGCTGCTGATCTAGTCGCTAAATCTGTAGGATCTTCTACCAATGCCATGAGTCGATATGGTATACAAATAGAAGGAGCTGTAGGAAGTCAAGAAAGATTAGAATCTGCAGCTTTAGCATTAAGTAAACAATTTAAAGGTCAAAGTGAAGCAGCAGCTAAAGCTGGAGCAGGAGGATTAAAACAACTACAAAATAAATTAGGTGATCTAATGGAGGTTATAGGAGGCATGCTTATGCCTATTTTAACCATCTTAGTAGATGGTATTAATGGAATGGTTGATTCCTGGAATAGTTTAGATAGTGGATTAAAAATAGCTATCATTACTTTAGGTGGTATCTTAGCTGCTATAGGCCCAGTATTATATATAGTGGGTTTACTAACTACTGCAATAGGTTTTATGATCAGCCCTATAGGAGCTGTAATAGCTATAATTGCTGTATTAGCAGCTGCTTTTATTTATATTATTGATAATATAGAAGCATTAAAAGAAAGATTTACAGACATTGGATGGTGGGTAAATGCTTTAATTAGTATGGAACAATTTTTAATTAAATATAATCCTATAAAATTATTAATAGATGGAGTTAATGAATTAGTTACTTATTTTGGAGGTGATCCTATAGGGAATCCTTTTGATACTTTAATCGATGGCTTAGAAAGTGCAAAAGTAAAAACTAAAGATTATAAGCATGAATTTGGTTCTTTTGGTGATGCTGTTTCTAATGCAGCTACAAAGGCTAAAGATGCTTTATTTGGTATAGGTGATGATTTAGGAGTAGGTGCAGAGGTTGAAGGCTCTGTAGTAATTGCTGGAGCTAATGTTGTTGCTGTAGATATTCCAAAAGTAGAAGAGGAATCTGAAATAATAAAAAATTCATACGGTGAGAGTATTGAAGTATTAACTGAAAAAATGATATCTCTTAAAGATGCTACTAAAGAATTTGGTTTAGCAATGGCTCAAGATTTTGCAGGTAGTATGGCAAACGCTGTAGTAAGTGGAGAGAATTTTTTAGATTCAATGAAGCAAATTTTTGTAGATCTAGCAAAACAAATTGCAGCAATGATTATAAAAGCAGCTATTTTAGCAGCTATATTTGCAATGATTCCAGGAATGGCCCCAACAGCAGGAGCTTCTAATTTTGTTGGTTTACTTACAGGATCATTAACAGGTAAAGCATCTGGAGGATCTGTAATAGCAGGCCAGCCCTACATGGTAGGAGAATCTGGAGCTGAGATGTTTATGCCTGGCCAAAGTGGAACGATTATCCCTAATGGAAATCTAGGAGGAGGCTCTAATATACCAGATGTTAGAATTAGTGGATCTGATTTAATGTTGGTATTTAATAGAGAGAATAAAAGAAGAAACGGAGTAAACAGATAATTATGAGCCTAATATTATACTCTTCAACTTTTAAAACTCAATACGATAGAGAATATACTATCGAAATTAGAAAAAAAAATACTACAGGAACAACTCAATATTTTGATTTGTCTAGTGAAGGATTCATTTTAAAATACGATCAAGGAAGTAATTTAAGACTAGCAGAATTAATGCCTAGTGTATTAACTTTTGGCTTTATTATTAAAAATGAAGTTGAAAGATTATTTGT